GCGTAAATCCGTCGTACAGACGGTTGCGGCCTGAGAAGTGGGAAGCCTCGCCCGACAGGGCGGGGAGCAGTCACTTTCTTTGATATTCATTCGCACCTCAAGCAATCCGAATAAACAAACCAATCAGGGCGGTTGTCTTATCACCTGTGTTCATGGTATTACCCGACAATGCAACGAAAGTCCCCGCTTGCGGATAATTATTCGGTGTGACAACCGACAATTGCGGTGTGGATTGGTACGTACCCGTTGTGCTATACGAGCCTGAAAGGGTGATCATACTCAACCGTGAACCAGGTATGACTTTTCCCCTAATCAACGTCCTGTTGTTATCATCATCGGACTCACCGCAGTAAGCCGCAAAGATAAGACCACCAACATTTGGCGAACCCCACGCGTTACCGGTGGTAGCACGGAGAACATCTGCGACGTATTTTTTCAGCCCCAGATATTCAAGTACTTCATTTTTGGAGTTCTGACCAATCATCACCCGCCCCACCGCCGAAAGGTTGGCGAGAGCCATCATATTTTTATTGCTGAAATAGGGAAGTTTGTTCTCGGCTGTCGCTAAGCCGGACAATGATGTCAAAATTGCGCTTAAGGGCTGCTTTCCTGCCAACGCATTTGTCATGGTGGTGGCGAAATTCGGATCATTTCCCAACGCTTCAGCCAGTTCATTCAGTGTATCCAGTGCTTCGGGAGAAGAGTCAACCAGCGCTGATACTGCCTGTTTGACAAATTCAGCCGTTGCCACTTCTCCCCCTGTCGCGGATATATCAGGTGTGGGCGCTGTGGGGGTGCCTGTCAATGCAGGGCTGTCGAGAGGGGCTTTCGTCTGTACTTCGTTTGCCAAATTATTCGCAACTTCCTCTACTTCATTGCGACAGTTCTGTGCATTTTGGGCTGCCTGTTGTGCTGCTTCTTTGCTCTCCTGCGCGTTCTGCGCTGACTGAGTTGCAGAATGTGCGCTTGATGCGGCCCGCTTTTCACTCTCTGCGGCTGTGCTCTGACTTTCGGCCGCCGCTGTCGCACTGGTCTGTGCATCAGCAGCATATCTCTTTGCGTCGTCTTTAACTTTCGTCACATCTTGCACACTCTGGCTTACCTGTTGAGCACTTTCGGCGGCCATATCCGCACTTTGTTGTGCTTGTGCAACCAGCTCTTCAAATCGTTTAACAACATCAGGTTTTAAGTCACCTTCGTCCAGAGCAATCAGAAAATCATTCAGCGTGCCGGGTTTTGAAGCGTCATAAACCGAAATATCACCGACACAATATTCATTACTCCATCCATGCCGTAGATAAACACAGTACCTTCCCACTTGTGCATCAAATGAATACTCCCCATTTCCATCCGTGGTAATTGTTGCAATAGTGCGCATCACCACTTCTGCGGTGTTCACTCGCGCTTTTAAAATAATCTGACATCCAGACATGGGGATGCCTGCGCCATCAATTAGCGCACCGGATATTTTCACTGACATATTCAACTCCAAATGAAAAAACCGCCGAAGCGGGTATCAAATGAGAAAACATCAACGCGATTCAGTATTACAGACATGTGCCCTAACACATACCGCACCCAAAACAATGACCTCAATCAATTTTTGATACCAATCGATCGGTGGTGACGATCGATATGATAAAAACGATCTATAAAACCTATTTGATATACACATGATGCAAAAGTAGCATTCCATCTTGTAATTAATGAGTTAATTATGGTGATTAAGTGAAGACGGATGAAGAAATATTATCTGCTGAATTTGAGACGATAATTTCACAATTACGCGAAAAACCGAAAAGTATATATAATAGGATTTTCATATTTTTAAAATCTTTAGAGTTTATATTGAAATTTTTAGCTTTTGCTCTTCAATCCATTGCAATCCCAATATTTACATTATCATTACTTGCTTTTGTTGGAATTATTCTTCATACCATTGTATATAAAATATTCTTATAAAAATAAAAATGCCGGGAAATTAACCCCGGCTTTGTATTTCATACTTCAAATAAATGGTGATACTGGCCATTCAATGTTCGGAGCGGTTGATATATCCACCCGGTCAAGCAGAACGCGATATTTACGCCATACCAGTAATTCGGACTCGGTGGTTTCCGTGCCCAGCCCCAGCTCAATACTGTCCTGAAGGGTTTGGATTTTGGCGCTTGCTTCGTTGAGCAAAGCCCGTTTCTTCTGCTCTGCTTCGGCCAGATGGTGCTTTTTCTCGGCGTTTTCGTCTTTCACCCACTGTGAGCCGTCCCAGCAGTCAAACTGACTGGTGGGTGCCAGTGATGTGAAGCCTTCGGGTAGTGGCCCCAGCGTGATGACCGGACGTGAATACCCCGTCTGTGTGTCGTATGCCTCTGCACCACGATAATCTTCGGTATATTCCCACTGTTGGGCGTCTTCATTAAACACGACCGCATACCCTGCTTTAGACGGCAAAGGGGCTATAAGCGTGCTGGAGCCGGGAATACCCGTATAAGGAGCAATATATTCATCCGTTTCTCCGGTAAACTCTTTGGTTTCATAGTGATAATTAAAGACTGTGACAATCTGTGCTTTATCAGACATTTTAAAAGCCATGATTATGCGGCCCTCACAATGTAGTTAAATGCCATATTGACGGGACGGTTTTCATTAGCGGTAGGCACTACGCGGGACGCATCAAATCTCTTGGTTGTTGCCCCATTACCACCACTATTATTGGCATGGTGTCCAAAAGCATTACCTTCCTGATAGAACGCGCCCCCACAGCCATTCCAATATGAGTTACCGGCCAGATTTTGTATGTAGAATCCGGTAATGTTCCTGATGGCATCTCCCTGAAAACTGAGCAATGTGCGGCCACTATCAAGGTTGCGCCCATTATTCCAGCCACGAATAAACACACCGCGCAAATCAGGCAATACGCCGTTTGGATAGGCTTTTGCCAGTTGCGGGAACTGTGCTTTATTAAATGCCTGACCATGACAAACTAGCCAGCCTGCTGGCGGTGTAGCGAGCGGCCAAGGCAGAGGGATGCCGACAGGTAAGTTATCCGCTACTTTTAAGTAACGAGCATCACTTTCAGCTTGAGTAAATACGTTTATATTGTGTGCAAATTGGTTCTTCTCAGGTATATCAGCGCCGTTCTGGCTTTTTTGCAGTGCACCTGCTGCTTTATTGACGGTATCTCGCAAGCCGAGATTCTCAATAAAACGAACTTTGTCAGGAATATCTGCACCATTAGCTGATTTCTTCAGAAATAATGCTTCATCTACAACACCATTACCGGGGTTTAAAACTAGGAATGAAGACAGTTCTGGTGCAAAAACAACTACTATAGGAACATTTTTTACAATATCGCCAGCCCACAACGGAACATTATTCCCCTTACATAAGGGATAAGTTCCCATGACTCTCCCTGCAAGCGTCACCATTAAAGTTGCCTGCCCTGTATTGGTTTTTGTCGGCAAGACAAGAATCGGCGACCTAAGCACCCAGTCATTTGCAGAAGATGTCGATGGAAGCGATATCGTCAGGTTGTTCTCCGTACCACCGGCCACTGCCGAAAGATAATCCCCAGCCTGCAACTGCTCAACCTGAACAAAGTGTTGCTCAGAACCGCGTGTTGCAAAATTTGCTACCACGTCATTTAAATGCCATCCCCTAGCTGTTGTTCCCTCTTGACCCCGAACAACTGTCAATATGTCCTGCGATACAGCGATAAGATGGCAAATTTCATATACCGATTGCTGACTGTCTGTCAGCGTTATTTTTGCGTAAATATGATGGGAAATACTATCGTTTGATATATCCGTTGTTAATAATTTTTGAAATATCTTTCCCGTTCCAGGCATTACAGTAATTCGGGTTTGTGATGCTGTAATATCCGATGCTAACGAGGAAGCCACATTATTCCCAAAACCGATAATCATTTTTCAATCACCGTTATCGAATATTTATAAATAAATGGAAGTTTAACCTGCTGTTGATCTATTACGTCCTTAAGGAAATAACCCACACCATTTCCATAATCAGGGATCACGATAACAAAGACCCCATTCGCAACCGTCACACTGATATCAAATGTGCTTTGTAATAGTGGATCAATGCCATTGGCACCATGAATAAATCGCGCAATACGCCTCTTCAGCCAGTCAATACAAAAATGAGAACCATCACCTTTATAAAAATTCCATGTCAGGATGCGTTTAAAGTAATCATCCGGAACATACGAAGATGAACCCGGAACATAATTTCTCATAACGGCATAAGGGATCACATTATATTCAATGGTGTTATACACTCCGCGTGCAATAGCCTCTTCCGATACCTGAAGTAATGGCCGTTCAACACCATAAATTCCTAAAGCGACCCAATCCAATAACAAACCTGTTATTGACTCGGACGTCCAACAAGGCAAAGCAAGATTATTCAGTGAATCCAGATATTCTTGCGCAATTTCGTTATAAGCCTCAAAGAATGCGACAACATTCGGATCGTCTCGGTACTGAATAAAAGGATAAGCAGGAATGATTTTATCAATCGGTAATTGCATGTTTCTGAACTTGAATTTGCGAAGTGATTGTTGTGAAGTAAGCATATGTATCACCGTAAACCAAACTCGAACCTGTTGTAGGCGAAACAATATTGCCGTTAATTCCTATCTGTACGTCGATCATGGATATTAAGGATGCATCAACAAGCTGTTTCACCGAATCCCTGAAAATATCCTGAATCTGAAGTAGATTAATTGGATTACCGATTTCTATCGCATTGATGTAATCCGCAACATTCTGTTGTACAGCCAGAGAAATTCCCGCAGGATCAACATAACTTTCAGATACGGTATTCCACGTAATAATGACAATAACGTTCTGTGAGGTCGGAATAACATAAGGAATTTGGTAAACGTCAGGGGAAACCGTCAGTGATACCGTTTTTTTCTCTACCGATGCCCCAGAGGGGTTACTGACATCATTAGTCAAAACTGAAATATCCGGCACCGATTTATAGATGGTATAGGCCACTTCGTAGGGATCACCACCACCGACAACAACAACCCATTTCCCCAGTGATGACTGTCGATATGAAATGAGATTCTCCTGAACACCGCTGACAGACTTTAACAATGCTCTCAGGCAATCTGGTGTGCCCTGTACCCCTAACATCCCTGATGCCATAACCTGAGCGCGATACGAAGCCCAGGATTGTTCTTCCCTCCCCGGTAATCCGGCAGTAATATTTGTACAGGTGACTGGCTGTTCTTTGGGTACGGAAGTGATGACTTGTGTCACCGTTCCTTCTGGAACAGCCCAAGATCCTGAAATCGTCGCTAAGCAATAAACAGGCTCCGTTTGTCCGTTATCTGGAATAGCTGTATCACGAGTAACAACATACTGATAGTTCCCGTCAGAAACGGTGAACCCTTTGGGGATCGCAAATCCCGGAAGCCCGGAGAACACGACATAAACAGATGTATTTGTACTCACTCCACGCTGCGCGCCATATATATTACCAAGCTGCATCAATAGCGGAATATTCGCGCCGTATGGACTTACGGAGTTAATAAGATCAACCCGCGCCTGGTCTATTAATGCCAGCGCCCCGACAGCCGTGCTGGCAAGGTCTGTAATAAGCCCCGCCGGAAGGTTGGCTGTATATCCAGGTACTTTTTCAGCAACTCTGGTGATAAGATTCGCGAGCAAGTCATTGGGTGGCGTAGGCTGCGCACCCGCACTGGTCATAGTAATTGGTATTTCTGACATAGTTAATCTCAAGGGTAAGTTATGAAAAAATTAATTTCATTACTAATTACATTCGCTCTTTCATTTTCAGTATGCGCTCAAGAAGAAGACAATAATCATACCCGTCTAATAAGAGCAGCCTGCAATGATGCCATGCACAAATTAAATCTTAAATATGGGCGTCGTTATATATGCCACACTGATAACTTTACCGCTGGAAATATGAATGCCGCCTATTTATCCGATACTCTTGATGGAAAATCAGGCATCATGTTAATGAGATTCGATAATGTTTATTATGATAATCCCAGCCAACCAACCCCTGACACTTTACACTACTCATATAATATACAAGATATGGATACAGCCATTTCTCTAATTGTCAACGGAGGCGGTTTAAACGATCAGCAGATAAATTATCAAGTATGTAAAAAGGCTATTGCTGACACTAAAGAAAAAATAAAGAAAAATAATAAAGATTATCTAGATAAAAAAATAGATCATAAAACCTATGAGGTAATGAATTCAGTTTTCAATGACATGATAAAAAACTTTGAAAAATGTGTATCTGACAATAAGTAGCAGTTAGACTGACCCGAAAATTTACCTCATACCGGAACCTGCGTCCGGTAACTGGTCCCATTAAAAAACACAACATCGATGTTGTAGGTGGGGTTCTCTGCCCCATCTACCTTTGAAATTGCCAGCGATGCAAAATACCCGGCAAACTGTTGCTGAACCATGTTCACATAATAGTCCGGGTAAATCTGCTGGACAATGCACTGTTGCGCGGGAATACCGTAATTGGCGTAAAACGGCGACTCCCCCAATCCCAATTTGAGCGTTTGGATCAGTGTTGTTAGCCAACCGTAGGAGAAATCTCCATTTACGTCTGATTCAACCGCCACCCATTTTTTATTACCATTTGCGTCAATAACGCGACCCCATGTTCTCATTGCCCCTACCACCAGCGAATTGACGTAATCAAATCGGAAATGACATAAATAAACCCCAAGGCTACAACAGAGTAAAACATTCTCCTGAGAATTTTACTTTTCTCAAAAAGTTTTAAGGCTTCCACAATCCAGTCTCCTCCGCTAAAATTAACCACGGAAGACCTCCGTACAAAATCAACTTCTCAAACAATTGATGCAAAAAACCCCGACGCGCTCCCAACGCTCGGGGTTTTGATTTTTGAAATGAATTAAAAGTTAACCGATATCACACCTGATTCGGACTCTGTGATGTAACGGTACTGCCGCCACTCTGAACACCGGTCACATCATGATTGTGACCACTGACGCTTACACCTTTAATGACAGCGTCATTCTGCACATTAAGCGGGCCAATTAGCGATGCTGTCGTGTTGCTCATCTGGTCGGCGTCCTGAACAATCGCTCCATTCAGATGTATTTTTCCGGTAAGGTAAATATCCTCAGCATTGAGGTAGATAGCGTTAGATTTTTGGCGTATTTCCTTCGGTGCGACAGTCACAGAACTACTGCCATCTTCTGTTTTCAAGATGCCGCCATCAGGTCCATACAGGACGATTTTTCGTGGTTCCTCTTCTGACCAGCTCGCATTCGCTACTGGTACAAAAAACAGCGGTGTAAGCGACATCGAGTACGACAAGCTCGCCATGCCGGTACCCAGACCAGATACGCCACGTAGGGAAACATCAGCAGCAATGGTTACACCTTTGTCTCCAACCTGAATCGGATAACGGATATATGGGAATGTCGCGACAGGGATTGTTATCTGGGGAAAATTAATCCCTTCAGGGAGCATGTCAAATTGAACCGTGACAATCTGTCCCTTCACTGCCACGACATGACAAGGTAGCTCCCGGCCTTTGAGTTGTGCTTGCGTTCTCTCTGACTCCGCCATCATCTCCGAGAGCGCTCTGATAAACGGTAATTTCTGAGAATTAGACATCGCCCCTCATTACCTTGCCAGGTTTTCAGAATAAGCCTCAAACACTGTCACCCATGCATCACCATCAGCGGTAAGGTAAGCACCTATATGTCGAACAGACCTGATCAGAAACTTACCCGAAAAGGTCGTCGCATTTCTGGAAATAACACTGGGTGCTGTCGTGTTTGTCATCAAAATTGATGATGCTCCTGAATACAATCCTTGGGGAAGTTCAACAACATCACTGCATCTAATATCACCCCGTAACGGGCATTTGAAGCTCACAGTAAAAGGCTTGATCCAAGTTGGCTGCCCAATGAGTTCATTACGTTCAATTTTTTTAGGTTTGTCCCAATTTGTCGATGCGCTGTCATAAATACGTATCCGGTCTGACAACATGGTTATATCAACACCGCTGTAATTAGCCTTGCGCATCATGACAATTGAAGCATCCTTGACAAGGATCGCTAACGAGCCAATATCTGTATACGTCCCCGGCCATGGTTCAGGTAACACAAGATTATCGCTCACCGAGCACTCTATTATTTTTCGGGGGTATGCCTCCCGCAAGGCACGTACTAGCACATCCCCTAATTTCTCTCCCATTCGCCCCTCCCCCTTGATCGCAACAGGTTTACCGTCATCTGTCTTCCGAGGTATCGGGTTTATCACAAGGTTTAAGGTCTGATTCATTCCGATCCAATTGGCATACGCAATATAAATCTCACCGTAAATTATCTCTCCCTGCTGATCTGGCTTTGCCAACGGCAAACCGGCAGTAAACCCCGCAAACATTTTGACCAGACATCCTTGTAAATTAACGCTTTGCTGTAGCATTTCGATTGGCAAACCATAAATCGTTAACAAAGTCCCTGAACTGACTGTATCCAAACCAGTAATAACTACATCAAATTCGATGTGTAACCCGTATCCGGGCGTCCTGCTGGTATCAAATGGCCCAATCGCCCTGCCCTTTGAATCCACCGGTGGTTTCCCTGTTTTGGGGTCAACAATTTCAAGTCTGTAATATCGCATTACGAAACCTCGAACTGATTACTACTCTCGCGATAAACGAGTTTTCTGGGGGCATAGGACAATGCCAAATTGATATCGTATTCATCCGGCGAGCCGATTAACGGGCAGTACACCACTACGTCACCAGAACTGTCTTTCAGTTGGATGTAATATCGATTGGAGTAAAGGTTGTAAGGAATTGTGGCAAATAACGTTATTGAGCCAAGCGTGACAGTAAACTGAAAGGGTTCTCGTCCGTTGGGTTTAAAAGGGATCAACGTTGTCATATCCCAAACTCCTGCGTGAACTGTCGCCCGATACCAGACCAAGAAAGCACTCCGTCTGGCGGCACCCCTTTATCGAATTTATCAAGCAAACTTCCCAGCACTGACTCCGTTTGTTCAATCGACGAAAGCGGCTGCTCAAATTCAATCTGCCAGGTATGCTGAACCTGTTTGTTCTGCTCTGAAAATCCCGATGTATCGATGAATGAACGCATAAGGCAGCGTGTATAGATGAATGATGGCGTCATAACCGTGTAACAGCCGCCACTTTGGTTATGCATATCGAGCGCCATCTTTAGTGCGGTAAAGGTCATCCCTTTGGTGGAGTAGCCGCCATCTTGCGTGGAGGCAGGTCGAACCATCTGCATCACGATACGGTTAGGTTTTCTAACAACAGAATTCGCGGCAGTAACCTGATTATAAAAATTCAGGTTACTAATATCCTGCTGCACCAATGTTGTTCCTGCCATTGGCGTAAATGCAGCCATTGAACGGTTTCTTATTTCTCCATGCAGTAACCCATTAGCAATACTCAGTCCTTCTGTTAATACAGCTATTGGCATCACACCACCGGGAATATCCGCCGCGATACCATCAACCAATAAAATAGGGGACACTTCAAACGCGAGTTTGAATGCCTGCCCGAAATAATTTAATGACATGATTCACCCCGGAATTTGCATCTGTCCTGCAAGCTGCGCCAAAACATCTGAACCCGGTTTTTGTTCTAACCTGATAGTTGCTCGCACCTCTTTCCCTGCACTAGCTAAATTACTTTTAGCATCTTGCAGTTGCTTTATGATTTCCGGATGTTGATCCATTCCGCCCCGAATTTCGGGTAATAACTTAAGTAAATAATTGACCGTTTCTAATTTCAGACTAAGATTCCCATCTTTATCAATACGGCCACCGTTATATGAAGTGAGCATTTTTGCCACATCGCCTTTATAGCGTCGGTTCAGATCATTTAAATAACGACCTGCTGCAAGAGTCGCTTTATTCGGATCAAAAACATCATCCGCCTCTAAACCATATGCCTTTGCCGTTAATGGCATAAACTGAAATAGCCCAGCAGCTCCGCTTTTTTTATTAATAGCGAATGGATTCCAAGATGACTCAACCTCAGCAATAGCCGACATCATATTGCCCGGCAACCTATAGGTTTTGTTAGCCTGCTCAACAAAATTCTGAATGTTATTCTTCAGATTTTTGGGCATTTGGTAATTTTTATAGACTGCGTCCTGATTGAAGATTTCCGTATATTTATTAGTTAAAGGGTTAGCACCTGGTAATTGGCCTCCCAAATACTTGTTTCCGAAATTGACCAACGCTGAATCTGATTTATCGGCACCAATACCTGTTCCCGGAAGATACTTATCTTTCCCAGCCACCCACTCAATAGCCCCCCAAATTGTCTTAACAATCTTACTCACCGCGAGCGAGAAATCGTCCAGGTCATTTTTAAACTGCTCACTGTTTAGCCATTTCCCTAATTTATCTAACCCCCCTTCCACTTCTGTCAGGATTTTTTCAAAGTTCCCACCCGTTAAAAAACCCTCAATATTGGAAACAAGGCTATTTGATACCCCTCGAATTTGTGGGTTGTATCGGGCTATAGCGGCTTGCCAGGCATTAGAAATCCGGTTGCCGTTCACCAAAAAGTTACTGACCGTACCCTGATAATCAGACTGCATAGCCGGAGTCAGGTAAGCACCGAGTAATTTTGTGTTCTGCGCAAATATCTCATTAAGAACCGGGATCTTATCCAGATTTGCGCCAACCTGATTGGCAAACGCAGCATCAACCCAGCCCAGTCCCCGCCCCTGCATCATGCTCTGGGTAATCCCGGAGCCTTTGTACTCCTTCACCAGCGAAGCTATCGCATTAAGCACTTTGGGAAGGTTTGTCGCTGCACCGTCTTTCGGATTTATCCCCAGAGCCATCAGACCAGAATAGTTCGGATCGTTCGTATTCTCCTGAGCATTTGCCAGCACCTGAACCAAATTTTCAGTACCGGAAAAATACGGGGAATAAGTGCTTTTGGCAGCCTGCATCTGGGCTGTCGTCATCCCTAATTCCTGCGCATTTCTATATTGCGCTGCGACCTTACTCGCCATATAGCCATAACCCAATGGCCCAACAGTCCCCAGAGCCGCGAGTTTTGTCCCCCACGAAACCGTGGTTTTGAACAATGTTTTGAGCTTAGCGTTGGTTTGGCCTAACGTGCGATTGATCTGTTTGTACGTTTTCAGCGTCGATTGCGCATTTTTACCGAGGCTACTCAGGTACTTATCAAACATCGTTTCGCCACGGCCTTTGTAGTTGCTCACGAACAGATCCGAGTTTTTACCGCTTCCGATGAAACGCCCGTCAGAGGATGCGGCTGGAACTGATGCTGCCGTTGCCGGAACAGACGGTTTTCTGGAAGCTTGATTAACTTCACCGGCCCCGGAAGCAGGAGGTGTCATCTCTCTCCCAGCACCTATATTTGAGGGTGGCTTCAAGAGCGATCCGCTGGGGCCGATATTTAACCCATTCTGATACTTCTCAAAAATTGCCTCAAGCCGCTTTAGATGCTCATCATTGACATCCAGCGTCAGCACGGGCATCTGGTTACCTGACATTAAAATACTCCTCCGCTATTCCTGAGTTTCAGCAGCTCACGCAACTGAGCCGCTGTTTTAATGTTCAGACCGGAATCTGCCCAGATGTCACTAAATCCGGCTCCGGCACTGTAGTCGAGGATTTCGCTGATGATGTGCTCGCCGTCGCGCCAGAACTGACGGCAGACTTCGACGTCGGCAATGAAGCAATCCATTCCGTAAGACTCAAGGACGAGGCAAGACTGCTCCACATTCCACTGACGGCCAGCATCATCTCTTTCACCTGTTCCGGTGTGTTTATCGACGAGACACATGTAAAAAAAACCAGCTCACCAATAACATCGTCCAATTCCACAATGCCGCGCTCTATTGCCACATCTAACGGTTGTGTGTCCCAGCCTTTGCCCTCAACGGGGTAAACCAGATTCGACAGGCGGATAATCTCGTTAACCAAGGTATTACGAACACCTTTCTCACCGTCCCATATCTTCATATCGGCGGCGATACGTTCCAACATCAGGTAAGCCACACGCGGCCCAGCAACCACACCTAACCCCTCGGAAAATATGGCCGAAAAGGTTTTACTCAGGATGAAAAAATGCTCTTTAAACACTTCTTTGGAAATCGGCGTAGCGTGGATATAAGCACTTCCCTTTTCCGTTTTAACGGGAATAATCAGGTTCAAACTACGAGAAATTTTCATACTGCATCCCACATTTCTGAGTTGATGTAATAAGTTCCAGTAATGGTGATGGTCACGCCAGGCTCACCACCTGCGAAAGTCATATCCTGTACATTGGTAATAGCGGTGTTCTGTATCTCAAAATCACCAAATACAGTGCTATCGCTGTAAATCTTAGCGTCACCAATAGTGGCGTTTTTCTCCCACTGCGCTTTGTACTGTTTTGCCAGTGCCTGGCTTCGCAGAAGATGTACCCGAGCCTGTAAAATCATGTAGGGCTGCGGTGACTGAACTGCCCCCGTCATTGCAGGTAAAAACTCGGTAATATTTCCCTGAAATGAAAGCTCCACGCCCTCTTTTGCCAGATAAGATGCCGACACATTCAATTCGGCATGGTCAGTAAACTTCACGCTGGCGCGAACCCGGTTAAGAACGCCAACGGGGATCATAGGATTTGGCACTGTTCACTCCCTCACGAAAGCTGCATTGTCACGTTGATATTGAAGATGATTTCTACGAAACCACGCATTGGCGTATAGACGGCAGACAGACCGGCATAACGCCCGATACCGTAATCATTGGGATTATTTTTGATATAGGTTCTGAAAGGCACCACATTAACAACCGGCTGCCCGTTCACCAAACCATAGGAAACACCCGTATTGAATACTCCTTGTGCAACCTGCTGAAGTCGGTCAATACCATCCTGATTGTAATAGAGGGGGTTGATAGGATTATTACTGCCGTTGATCACCGTGTTAGCCAGTTGCATATCCACGTTAATCTGTACCCAGTCTACAGAATACCAGTAGGTCATATCGTTACCGTCACTGGTCACGCCTTTCACCAGAATAGTGTTGGAAATACCGCCCTCAGCCCCCGTATCCACATAGTTGATATTCTGTTTTGTCATCGTGCTCAGAATGGATTGCTTACCCTTGTGTGCATTTACAGCCTGAAGGTATCGAAAAGCCATCGGCGGCACTTTATTGATTTCTGATGGGGATGCTGAGACAAAATTCCACATTGCCGCTGCAGCAGCATTCGTCGTCGGGAAAGAGTCATCCGCTTGAGCAATCACAGACTTAATACCGGAGTACGGTGAAACGTAATTAGTATCTTTAGGCGTGGCAGTAATCACAAAGAAATACTGCATCGCTTCGTTCGCCGTATACTGCTTCGTCAGGTTAATGAACTCGGCTTTACCGTCCCACGATTGTGGCACCAGATAAGCATAAAAACGCCTCAGCGGGTCGTCCATATACACTTTTAGCGCTGAAACCTGTGTCGCAACCGACATCTGATGCCCCAATTCCAACAGATACACGCCTATCGAATTACCCTGCGCAAAAAAACCATTTACGGCTGTGACCAACTCATCACTCCCGGTCAGGGTAAATTGTCCCAGCACCGTTGGTGAGCCATTCACTTGAGCATCCGGGATTGTCCATGTCAGCGTATTGTTGCCGCTCACTGTCGCGGTGTAAGTACCATTCCACACATCAGGAGAGCATCCAGATATCGTGATCTCCACTTCAGTATTATTATCACGCCCTATAGTCACCCCCTCCGGTAATGTCAGCGTTACATTAGCCGAAGTGGATTTAGCAGTAGATACTGCACTCAAAGAACCGATGGCATTTTTTACCAGATCGTTAATATCCTGATTTCTGGTGAGAAAAACCGGCTTGCTGGCCTCCTGTAAGGTGGAGCCAAACGAGAGAACCGCCGACATTTGCTGAAGGTTTGAGGGGATCGCCCCTATAGTCTGAGAGACATTAACGGTAACGATATTAAATCCCATTATTTGACCTCATAATTCACAATAACGGTGTTGATTAACTGTTGAGATATTTCCCGCGTGGTAGCCTGGTAATAGTTCACCTCAAAATCGACCGTCTTTTTTTTCGCCAGTGCATTGATTTCGACCTGACCCGATTTGGCATCCTGCGGGATCGGCATATTAGTGATACCGAACGTCTCTTCCTCTTGAGCCTTATTCACTACGAAATCAACGAAATCCAATGCCATGCTGTTGGTAAATCCGTAGAGCGTCAGGCGTACCGAGTCTTGCACAAACTGGTAGCGCTGCCCGTCACGCACCACAGGGGCAACCTGCAAAGGCGTACTGGTTCGCACATCAACGGCGATATAAGGTGGCCGAAGGTTTTGCGGTACAAGGTAGGACGGGTAAACCGTCGCAAAGTCTTTCAGTGCTAACCACAAAGGAATGCTGTTGGATATAATCTGTTCATCGCTGATATCATCCGGGCAATCGATAATTTGGGAGCGCATCGTGGGTAAAATTGCCATGCCCCGATAGTGATAAATACCCGATTGCGAATACCGGCTTTCCATGCGAGAAAATGCAAACTGAACACCGCCATACTCCCCCAGATAAATGGCGTCGGGGTTTTCAACGTTAAAATCATCGACCTTTTCAATTGGTGTAAAAATGATGTTATTAACATCCCTCGACACTGACTCATCCTGAACAGCCACAATCTGACGATGGAGGCTCCCTTTAATTTTGAGCCGATTAGGTGACTCAATATTTAAGCGACATAGCTCATTGCAACTCACGATGTCCGCATTCACCCAATACACAAAACCATCCAGCGGTAGCACCTGCCGGACATACAACCTGAATGTAATTTCCTGACCTGATGAGAGTGTTTCTACTGCGGAGTTGAGAACGGAAGAGAGTTGCGAGCTGCGCTGTTCGGCTAATTCCTCAAGGCTCGGCATCGTTATCTATCCATGCAACAAAAGAAGATTTGAAGAGACCACCATCGATAAAAGACGGGCGTCGTTCCCCTCGTTCTTTTTTCAAACGAGAATTACGCCCTTGTAACGCCGCTAAGGTAGGTACACCGTCAACCGAAAGCCCGGCCATTTCTTCTTTTTCAAGAAAAACATGAAAGGCTTTCTCGGTTCCCTCGAGTAACGTAATACCCGTCATCGGCGCTTTGTGTTTTAGATGATTGATCAGTTGATAAGCCAGCTCAGTGCCAACATCACGGATAATTTCGTCCCGATGTGCCGCCCAGAAATGTGAGAAAATTTGATATTCCTCCTGTAAATCCTGAGCAACCTCAAAAGTCGTTTTTCCGGGAGTGTCTCCGTAGTCATACGGCATATCGATAACGCCCAGGCAAACTCTCATGGCGTGTACCCCCACAATGGCCCCATCTGCATTAGTACCTCAACAACCTGTCTTCCATACGGATCTTGCAACATATGCAAGTCCATCAATGTGAGGTTGCTCAGTGCATCACTGATAGTGATTGAGCCAGATGTCCCCTGATCGGCTGCCGAACTCATAAGCCCTGTAACGAGTTTCCCCAGCCCCAGTTTTTTTCTCAGCCCAATAAACCAGTCTCCGTTTGCGTAATTCAGCAACAAAGATGCAGCTGCGTTGTATACCGTGTTCGTGTAGATAAGCGGCAGCCGTTCCAACCCCAGATGATGAGGAATAAGCTCCATTGCCGCCTGATAACAACATTCAAGCGTAGGGTCATCATCATCGATGGCATATTCAGGCACCTCCATCACACCACGAACAAAACGGATAAAACCGTCATACGTCGGGCGCGGTATTATCATTTCTGCACCTTAACGGTACGGCGTGTACTCGATACAGCATCCTGCTCAGTGCTTACAGGTTCCCCTGTAATTTCGATCTCCACGCCACCGTCTTTCGGTTTTTTGCCGCTTTGGATGACGGCCTGATCAACCGCATTATTCAGAGAGACAGCACTTGCCTTTAAAATCTCTTCTGACATGTTTTTCAAGTTCTCCGTTTTTTGCTCCGCCCCTTCTTCAATACGTCCAAGCGTTACGGGCTTGTCAATGGAATAGCAAATACCAGAAAAATGTTTATCCACCTTGTCAGCTGGCTGGAAACCATATGGCGCATGCTGCTGAATAATGTGAGTAATCACGTCAGATTGATTTTCGATCATATGCTGATCACCAGAGCGAATAGTGACACCGAAAGATTGTGCTTTTTCTGGCAGTTTGTAGTTGAAGATATGAGCCTGACGTGAACAGTTAGCAATAAACAGTTTCATGAATTTTCCTCAAAAAAATGGGGAGCAAATGCTCCCCAACGACCTAAACATGATTACGAATACTTGGCGGACAGCAACGTCACACCTTCTGGTCGGAAGTTCCAGCCCGGTGTCGAACGCAGCGTATACAAGGTGGTCAATCCCCCATCTGGCATGGGAGACGGGATTTCTGTCGGTGCGGCCATATCACAAAACATCACGTTAACTGCCTGCTGGTTGGGTACCAAGGTCGCAAAAATGTTGGTATTAATGTCCTGACGAGCCTCGGGGACTTCCAGCGTTGGATTAGTGATAATAATCAGGTCATTGCCCCCGGCACCTTTCCCGATCAACGTATCATCCTGACAGAAAATGACTTCATCACCGCTGGCGTCCCTGGCAAGGTCTTTCACCATGGTTCCCACAGTAGCGGTGCCTGCACCAGGGCGCTGATAACTCGTTAACTCCACAACGCCCGTCCATTCCAACGCTTTCATGAAACGCTGAGGACACAACACAACGGTGGTCAATGACTGTCCCAACAACATCATGCGGGTTTTCTGGTCGGCAATCAGACCAAGCATGAACTTCGCCAGTTCGCCAGAATCCCATGTGGTGTAAGCGTCATTTCCCTTGCTGTCATTCCCCATATTGAGTGTCGTCGCATTAGGGGAGTTAACAATCCCCTCGTTATTCGCCGCCTCAACGCCATACAACAACATATTACGCAGCTGTTGAGCGTGTCCCTGACGGTTCGCCAATCGCAATCCTTCTACCAACGAATATCCCCAGCGGCTGGTAGCATCAGTATCGAGATAGCTGTACTGTGAACGGGAAGAAATACGATATGTTTTCATCACATCGTACCCACCGGAAATACTTGAAGATGGTAGTTGCCCCGGCAAAGATTGGCCTACGTGAACCTGTGAGGTTGCACGTAAATATTTCTGATACACCGCGAGGTCACTGGAGCTAATCTTCACTGACGGTGCGCCACCCGGTAAAATTTCAAAAGCACCAGACGCCATACTGTACTGCATGATGATTTCTGGCTGGATCATGGACGGCGATACGGTTGTAATCGCAGGTGCAAAAGCGCTCATTTATCACTCCTTAAATCAAAAACAGACCACATGGCTTGCTGTATTCCCAGACCACGTTACCGTTATCTTCTTTTTTCACCGTCAGGTTTCCTCCCACTGAAACCATCAGCAATTTAATATTTATCTTCGGATTTCCGCCCCCAGAACCGGTAGACACATCCACAACGTTGTTTGTCATATCCCAAACAAAGTCACCTGCGCCTACCGCATTAGCCCCATCTGCCAAAGCAGCGACGGCAGCACTAATCGGTAATGGGATACGAGCACCAGAACCAATACGGTAGTAATGGACAGAACCACCCGCCAGATACAGAGGCACAGGATTTTCGTGAGTAGTGATCCCGTGAAATGCCTGATTGAACACAGTAAAAGCGTTGCATTCGGTGGCCGTTGCCTTTTTGAGGATGGAACCACACACACTATTTTTCGACGGCGCAATACATTCGAGCATCCCTACACCACCCCAAACAGGATCAGTGATGCTGCTATCTAACAGACCAGAGCAAAGCTGCAAACGGATCGCCGGATCATCTTGTGCATCCCCCTGAGTCAAACCTTGTGATTCAACGTTAAAAAGGCCACTGAAGGCACCGCGTGTTTTGAACGGGTTGAAATTAATATCAGGCATGGCTCATGCTCCCTTGAGTATTAAATTTTGCTAATCGGCGACCGGGGGTTTTGAAAGCGGCAAGCCATACATTTGGATCGCCCTGATATTCAATGATACGGCGTCCGGCATCATCATTGCGTACCCGCTTATGGAGTTGTCCCTGAGTACTATTCATTTCTTTTTCAATAGATTGGCGAGCAGCAGAGAAAATCGCATCCTCCAATACGGAAAGCGTCGCAGAATCAGCAATCGCACGAATATTCACGTCTTTATGTGCCGGAGAGTGCTTTTGCATGGTCATCAGCGCCCGCTTGCGATAATCCAGCGCATTTTCACCAGAAAACGGCGCAGGAGCATGTTTACCACAGGCACTGAAGGCAGAATCAGCTTTAGCCTGCGCATCAGCCAACAAAGCGTCGTTACGTTCTTTTTCTTCGGCCTCATCAGCTTTACGTTGCTCTTCGGCTTCTTCGTCAGCTTTTCTCTGTTCCTCAGCAGCAGCTTCATCGGCCTTTTGCTGTTCTTCTGCGGCTTCATCGGCTTTGCGTTGTTCTTCCGCTGCCTCATCAGCCTTTCGTTGCTCCTCGGCTTCTCTGGCCTGCGCCTCAGCATCAGCCCGCGCTTTATCACGCTGTTCAAGAGAATCCATGCGGGCGACTACACCATCCATTTTTTCGTTTACCCCTTTTAGGGCGTCATTCACCACGCCCGTCAAAAGGGCTTGCAGTTCTTCTTTTTCCATCTGAATATCACCTGTATTTGTTACTTCAACTCCTACGGGGATCCGGTCTCTATCCCATACACCCAGAGATCCACGCTCTTTCGTCACCACAGCAATATGGTCAATGAGATACGGCACACCTTCGATAAGAAAATTAGTATCTCCCTCCTGCACCTCTACGTTTCCTGACGAGCGGTTAAAAACTACCGAAGGACTGGTGGACACTTCTCCCTCGATAATTTCATCAACAATATTTTTGAGATAAATACGGCACACCGCCCATACTTCATCACCACGAACATAGGGCAGCATGACGCTGCCGACGATGCGGTTTTTAAAATCCTCCTCCGTCAGAGTGGCCTTATCTGGATGATTAACGATGACGGGTAAGCCATTACAACGACGAAGAAACTCATCATTCAGGTAGAGTTTCGGATCGCGCCAGACGTGTTCTTTCAAACCAGCGCGATATGCCAGACCGGTTCCCGTTATGCGCAAATTCACCAGCCACATATTCGAAAACTTCACCGGAGACGGCACAGTCCCGTCCCTGATCCGCTCCGCTACTTCAAACTCGGTTAAACTCACGTTTTCCTTTCTCCGTTAAGAACTCCTCCGGTAGTTTCTGTGGGGCGTAGATGGGGAATACCCGACAACTACAAAAAACCTCTTCCCCCGCGGCTGTAATTTCGTCGTAATAGCCATTTACGGGCTTTATCAGCCCCTGCTCATCCGCCCACGAGCCACGCAGCAAATAAATCACCTCGTCGCGATCTTTATGATCAACACGGTAGTCATAGCCCGGACGTCGCCAGTTGGAATGCCAGCGAAAAGCAATCGCACCGCTCTGTACTGCAAGCAGATACTTAACGTTGCTGGCGAGCTTATGGCCTTGGTCAATTGCTACACGGCGACTGATAAAACCCATATCTTTGATGGATTTTTGAAACTCCACTTTTCTGGCTTTCCGATCGACGTCACTCATGCCATCAGGAGGAATAGACGTGACCCATCCCTGAAAACGCTGAAGGGTTTTCTCAATGGCTTGTTCCCGGTTGAGTTTTATCAGGTTGGCACTGGCAAATATTCGCTTGTCGAGTTCTTTGCGAAACTCTGGCTTGAGCTTGTCGAGAGTGACCTTTTGGGGTCCATCTGCAGGCTGTTCTCGTAATGCACCGCCGTGGATAACGAGGCGGCTATAAATCGCGGTAAGGTGTTTACGTGCCACATCATCGTCTGGTGTCTCTCTTCTGGCTGCCACGCGTAATTTTCGGCACCAGTCGAGCAAAGATTTTTCGGTATCCCAACCATGATTGATGTAGTAGTTAACGGCATCTGTCAGGACTTCATACAACGTCCTGCTCCGCACCCTCCTCGCTCGGCTGGAAGTTGCCATCAGGCGTCTCCTGCTTCGGTGGTTCGTAGTTCGCCAGCGCATCCACATCAATGATGAGAGGCGCTTCTCCGTATGTCTGAGTGGAATTGACCAGGCTTGCCAGCCATTCGGTTACGGCAGCCCGGTTTTCAGGGTCAATCTGAGGAACAACAGCGGTATAAAGAGCACAGGCCTGTTGGAGTACTTTACTGTCGCTCTCCCGGCGTTTATCAGGTGACTCTTCCACCAGCTCTTGCCAGGTCGCCGTGAATTCGCGACGCCACTGGAAAAAGGTGGTTTTATAGTCGTCCTTTATGATGTCGGGGTAATCATTTTTCAGGGAAAGATAAAAATCCTCATTCCACGCGATGTATTGCACCAGACGCTCGAAGTAATCCATTACAGGCTCAATCTGTTGGCGAACGCCATCGATATATTGACTGACAGCCTTTGAGTCCTCAGAGCCTTCAGACCAACCTTTTGAAAAGGCTTCTTCCTTGATGAGGATCGCAGGAACATCACTACCTGAGGCAATATCTGAAATGATGTTATCGCGTGCAGCATTCAGCGCACCGTCGATATTTTGCAGGTTCAACGATTGAATATCGTCTTTTTCACCAACACTAATCACCCCACCATTTTTGGCGATTTTGACATTCTCCCGTTTCTTACCCGTTGCGGCAGCCATAATGCCATCTACTTTTGAACCTGATTGTGTGACTTTCGCCACCAGCACCCCAGCTTTTTGGCTAACAAGATCGTTTGCCTCCATCGTGTTGATGTAGGATTTCAGGGGATAAAGCACGCGTTGAAACACGCTGCGGCCAGTAAAACCAAAGGTAGAATTCTGGAACTCAAGATAAATCGGTGTGCCGTTGAAAATTTTCAGTGTCCGTGACGGATGCCAGCTTTTACCGTCGATTTTCAGTGTTTGGTTAGCACGCTGAAAATAAGGACTGTTAGGTTTCTGGTCTGTCACCATCGAACCAGCAGCATTCAGCGGATCCCATGCATTAATGTACACATCATCTTCTGTCAGTCCGAAAGTCGGTAGTGTTTCCCGGCACGATACGCTATCAGTGCCAACACCGATGGCTGCGGCACCATAGCAACGGGAAAGAAAGAAAAGGTTCTTAACCTTCTCGTTAATCTCCATTCGTTCCCACACATCCCTGAATCGGCGCACAACGCGCTCATCCGGATCAGTTTCAACGTTGTACTGTCGCGGTTTACACATTGCCATCAGGATTGGTTTTTCAACCAGTTTTCCGCCTAGCGGGTGAAACTGCCAAAGCAATTTACACAGGTTGTAATTAACATCACCGCCAGGTCGGATAAGTTCGGAATCAAGGATCTCAGCCAGCACCGCGCCGGGGCTGTTACTTATCTGAATCTCAGCCATTAGAGAGTTTCCTGTTTATTTACAGTGCTTCGTAGTTGCCAAACGTAATAATCAGCCCATATGTGTAGCAATCAAAAAGGTCATCAGCGCGTTTATGCGCATCACGGTCTGCCAAATGGAAACCTGCGATTTGTTTTATGAGATGGTTAGCGGTACTACGCTTGAAAGAAGCTGTTTTGTCATATGCTTCTCGGGTGATTTTGCACTTACCAAGATAATGATGAGCAGAGGCTAAAACTGCACGTTCATCTTTCCCTTTGCTGGTCAGCGCTGATTTGATAGGCGTCATATCCCAGCCTTCAGTTTCAGCCTTCTGTGCCAGGATTGCCCCCATTGCGGCATCTTCTACATAAACCCCCTGACTACCACGGCGAGCACCACACAACTTTTCCAGCCGCTCAAGATTGGCAAAAACGCCAGGCATATATTCAGGTAGCAATGACGCCTTAATCTGTGTGACGTCCCAATCAACGATGGTCAAAAGGGGTTCTGAATACGTACGTTCATAAGCAAAATAGACAACACCTGTTCCGTCGTTCTCAGTCCCGCCTTTCAGCGCCGTATCCATCACCGCAAACACCACGTCGCAATGTTTAGGCACGCCTACAGGTTGTCCGTCCACCAGCAACTTATCGATATCAAGTAATGCATCTTTTGACCAATCAACAAATTCAGCCAGATATTCTTGCTGCCATACACGAGGGTCAGATTTTCGCTCAGTCTCTTCCAGTTCATCTTTCGGGATAAACGGGTTCGATGATGTTGGTGCATGATGTTTCACAAATCCCAACGACTCATCATGACAAATTGCATAGAAAAAATTGCTTTCATCAATACCGTTAGGCGTAGAGAAAACCCAGGCACGACCACGATAGTCAACTAACGTAGGGCGTATTGCTCGCGGCCATATTTCCTCAAGCATTTCTGGTGATTTAGTAAATGCGGCCTCATCAATCAGCACAGCGTGATATTTACGCCCACGCCCTGCCAGTTTGTTGTTGTCCGTCACCCAGAAATCAATACGCCCCCCATTTCGGAGGATAATTCGCTTTTCATTTTTTGACTGACTGGCAATTAGCGGGTGAAGTACTACCGAAATCTCATCCCAGATTTCCTGATACTGACGATACTGCGCAGTAAAAATCCCCACTCTCCCAGCAATCATTTCTCCCGTTATGGGTACGGGAAAACGCCGTGTAGCATAACTGGTAGCTATATTCACTAGCATCACCGTTTTCCCCCAACGGCGGCCACAGCATACAGCGTGAAATCGCTCCTCTATCGCGGCATTCCATGCTTCTATCTGCCCCTCATGTGGTTTAGGCAGATATATTTCAATCGACATTGCCGCCTCCACTCGGCATAGATAAAGAGTTATGAATGATCACCTCATTCGTACCACCACCGGCCCCTTTTTTAAGATGCTCGTTTTCAGTTCGCAGCTTTTCGTTACGCAGGCGTAGGCCTTCTAATTCAAGCTCACCTCTCTCTCGGTCAGACTCACGTAATAATTTCTCCGTCGCTACTTCGCGATAATCAGCATCAGCACACATCTTGCGGATGCAGGCCAATGTTCTCTCAATGGATTCAATACGGGCGGTATTACGCATCATGGCGTTTTCAGCAGCTGAGATTTTGTCTTGCAGCTCTCTGTTCTCACCGCCGTAATCATCCAGTTGAGAACGCCAGCGACCGATATTTTCAGCTGTATACAGGTTTCGTGCTCTTAACAGGAATAGCTCATCCTCAAGACACAACGCCTGTGCATCTTCAACGATACTGTCGGAGAAAAGCATACGGCGGGCATACCCGCCGTGTTTAAGAGAGGCTGTATTACGTATGGAGAACTGATTTTTGGGATTGGGGTTTCCGCTCCGGTTTTTCCGTTTCGTTTCTGAGGATGAGCCTCTACCTGAATTTTTAGTTATCCCAAGTCCTGCGCTAATTACCTGCCCCCGACCATCCGTCCGACCAGATTTTTTTTGGTCGGCTTTTTGGGTCGGTTTGGTCGGATTCTTGGTCGCTGATTTGGTCGGGGATTTTTTTCGTACCCAGCCACGCCGGTTAGCCAAATCAATTAGCGTGGATTTTGCTATCCCGTGCTTTTCTACGATTTTCCGGAGCGTGAGAATGCCAGCACAATAATCAACCTTGACCTCCTCCTCGTTCCAGTTACTCATACATCAGTACCTTGTGTTTCTTTCTCGCTTCATCAGTTCAATGTATGCCGAGCGATCACCCGCTTTCGCTTGCTTGTACAACGCATCGCGTAACTCTGCCTCCCCCTTGGCTCGCCCCTTTCTTATCGACTCTCGAAATAATCGAAGTTGTTCACGATCTATCTGTTGCAGGTCGATATCCAACACATCAGCAATTTGTTGTTCAGTCATTCGACGGGCCGCCAGCGCTTCAACTTTTAGAGTGGGGAACATGCTTCACCCCCACACTTTTTATGTATTTCGCTGATCACTTTGACCGCAGCGTTATCCCAAATCACCTTATGGTGAATACGTTTGTGGGTGCTGCCCATCAGGGAAATCTTCACGCATGAGGGGGAAAACATCACCGAGTAAAAACTCTTAACGTAAGTGCCAGAATCCAGATATAACTCGGTCATGCCGCCGGAGTTGCTTTGCGTCCGTTTCTGTAGCAATTGCACTGCGCCAATTGTCATAAACAGTTCACCGCGTCGTCCAAGTGTGGTGTACGTGTTTACGTCCTCATTAATGCGTCCTATAAAGCGGAATGACCGATCGGTTGAGCAAATAAAGCTGTTCATTGCTTTACGCTTAATCCATGCAGGTTTTCCACTTTTTCGGCTATCACCGAGAAAATCACCACCTTGTGCCATTGCAATAGATTTGGCTGGGATGGTTTCGTAGAACGCAAGCATAGCCTCAAGCACTGCATCGAGATTCTTTATCAGCCTGTAGCTGGGGTTGAACTCCCGATCAACACGAAGCTGGAAAGCAACATAATCATCATCAAACTGGATGAAGTATTTGCACCCAACTTGCCCGGCCAGCTCAAAACAGGCATTACGGGCGTAAAAAATTGACCGTCTGTCACCAAAGTTATCCGCCTCATCAAATCGGCTCGCTATTTCTGCTTTTGAGAACACCAGCACTTTGTCACCAAAGCGCTCGATATACTGCTGACGGGTTTTATCCTCATCATCAATCACGATGTAGGTTTTCCCTGTATAGCCAGAACGGGCAAGCAGATTCCATGTATAGACTTTTTCAGGGCGTCCGTGAGTCAGAATAAACACGCAAAAATCATTACGCATCATCGCCCTCCTCACATTCAAATACGGCATCAACGATGCTTTTTGTCATGTGAACAAGACCCTGCTCAATGGCCTGATGGTAATCAATGATGACTAAAGCAGACTGTTCAAACAGTGTCTGAACCTCTGCCGGTGCATGAGCGTAATAATCCGCAATCCGGGAAAAATTAAAAACCGTATGACGCTCTGCCGCACTCATCAGAAATTTTTCAATGTCATCTGGAAGCTGGGCTGCCTTGATGTTTTGCTTCAACGCCTGCGTCTTTTCTTCGTCATACAGCTCAGATACCAACGGCTGAGTCTCAGAAGGCTCATAAATCGGTGTTTCGACTTTAGATGTGTAGCGATCATCATCGCCCTGGATTTCTGCCACACCGTCGCTCAGTAAATCCTCCAGCTCAGTATCGCTAAATCCGGTAACTGACAGATCGATGTCCAAGTCTTGCAGTTCTGATAACTCAAGCGCCAGCATGTCCTGATCCCAGGAACCATTCAGCGGAATTTTATTATCAGCAATACGATAAGTACGTTTTTCTGCCTCGGATAATCCTTCCAGAATGACACAGGGGATCTGCTCAATACCCAGTACATCAGCAGCCAACAAACGACCGTGTCCGGCGATGATCTCGTTTTTCTCGTCAATGAGAACAGGGTTCGTCCAACCGAACGTTTTTATGCTGTCAGCGATCTGCTCAACTTGCTTTTCCGGGTGTTTGATGACGTTTTGCGCATAGGCTTTTAGTGCCTTTTTATCCCGATAAGTGATCTCTATTTTTCTACTAGTCATGGCATTCAAGGTTTTATATGATGCCACCGCTCTCGAGAGCGGGTGGGCCTTGGTTGTACTCATGACCTGTGACATGGGTATGATGACCGCCAATAGCCGCTAACTATCGGCGGTCGCCCATCTTTCCCAAAATAAAAGCCATCAACGACCATGCTCAGGGTGAGCGGCGGGAGCCGTTAATGACTTTGCCTGCGCATTATCGGTGGCACTCAGTGAATACCACCTGTAATGCGAAAAACAAAAAAAGCCGCTCAATTGACGGCCTCAATGTGTTAATACTTTTTCAAAACCCGGTAAGGCTATTTGCCCTCGCTTTTCCAAATACTCAATCCTCGCCAATAACTGAGGCTTTTTCACTCTTCCCCATCGGTTAAGCAAACGACCAGACATACTGGCAACATCTTTCTCTTTCATGTATTCGAGCATGACGACGTTACGTTCTTCTTCAAACTGGCGGCGCCCAACCTGCAACATTTCATACATCCAGTTAAAAGCGTTGATATACGCGACTTTGATACGCATAGCTTCTTTCTTCGTGTACGACATAACGAGAAGCATCAATCCATCTTTACGCAGGCGGTAAAACTTTTGTGGTTTACCATTCTGTAACTCATTGTTTTTAAAGCAAAGCTCAAAATTGAGTTTTGTATCAAATTCATCAGGACATACTGCTATCGTTCGCTCAATATCACGGATTACATTTTTATGGTGCTTACCAAATGCTTTGGCCACCAGAAACGAATCGGTTACCGGCTCCTGCTCAGAAACAAATACTAAATCACGAAAATCAATTCCATCAACAATAGCTGGATACGTCATCACGTTCTCCTTATAAAAATGAGCCTCGTCGCCCAGAAACACCGCCCACAGAGAAGCCGCCGCTTATACGGTGTTCCTCCGAAGCTCATTTCTGTAAGACTCTGTGGTTAATAAGCACCGGGCGTGGTGCAGTGTTGTATCTATCTGTTTCTATTGCGAGTGGTCACAGTGACCACCCGCATTACTTCCCAGCCCCGGCAAATACATCTGAATCTCATCTATCATGCGTTTTCGTGCCGTAAGCAATATTTGCTTCCTTCCACCAACGCCCCATCGAGCCATTTTTCTGGCACACTGACTAATCTCTTGGGTTTCGGTATTGATGATGTGATCTAATTTGTTCAGGTGAGACATGGCGGTCACCCCAAGACGGACGACTGTTCTGAAAACGTCGTAAACTTCGATTTCAAACTCCGGCTTAATCCATGCTGCATATCGGATAGCCAACAATTCAACACCCCATACACCAGGCTCATCACCACCTTTAATAACTCTAAGTGGTTGATTTGTTTCCAAAGCACTTTTTTGTGCTTTGGTCTCAAGTGCTTTTACAAAGCGTTTTATCTGCGCACTCCGAAGAAATACACTCGGTCTTTGTGACTCTGTTGCTTCTCCATTAGCTACAGCGGCAGCGTGCAAATCGTTGAGGTTGTAGCGCCCCTCTTCGTCAATACGAACGGAGACACCATTTACAGATACTGTTGGATATTGCATGGTGATTACCTTCATAAAAGAGACCTCTGCTCACCAGAACGACCATACCCGAGCGCACCATGCTGCGATGGCGTTCTCAGAGGTCACTTTTGTGAATGGTCTCGGATTTAAAACACGCGGTGAGTGCGTGGTGATTTACTGCCACAAAAAAGCCCCGCGATTGCGAGGCTAATGGGGGAACTATTCGCTCTGTCTATTCGACACTTTCTGGAATCTATTCAAAAAATTGTTCAACGGTCGCATACATGGATATGGATACCCATCTCGCATGAAAACAACCCGATTTTCTTCAATACCAGTTATGGTTACAAGCGCACCATGCTCATCTTGGTATCGCTTGCCGGGACGCGGTAAATCAGTCATTTCAAACATAAATTCTGTATATGCTCAAATATGAATAATCACAAAACGTTAGCGACAGAATTATGCCTTGGTTACTTTAGGGACTCAATCCTGTACATAAAGACGCCCCAACGTTGCAATTCAATTACCGAGACACACTTTATTGATGTACTCCTGCAAGCCCGTTATTTGCTTTGTGGCAATGTCGATGCGCTCTCTGAGACGGAGATAATCCCGCTGAGCGGCGTCAGTAAGTCGGGGGGCGGCAGCATCATCCATGCTGGCGGTGCCGGTTTGGGCACTGGCGGTGGGCACACATTGCGCGTTGAGCCGCAACCGCCGACGACCAGCGGCAACATCAGCGCGTAAAGCTTCAATCTGAGATTTTGCATCGGCGAGTTCCTGCGTATATTTGGCATCTAAAGCAACATTTATTTGCTGGCGCTTTGCCATTTCTTCAATGGTGGACTGACGTTCACTGGCAAGCATTTCAGCCTGTAGATATTTGCTGCGGTAGTGGTCAGTAGCCCAACCCAAGGCTATTAATCCCATCACTGACATCACGACAAAACCTAAAGTGAGACGGCTCATATCACCACCAGCGTACAGCCAGAATTAATCTGGCAATGCCATACATTGCAGGCACAAATACAGCTCCAACGGCCATGACTTTGATTGCAAAAATGACGGCCCGCATGAGTTCGACACTTACTGGAGCGTCAATTTCCAGACCATTTTTCATAGACAACCTCAAAAAGAATCTTTTATACTTCCCCACGAGGATTTTCTCCGGAACCACTAAAATTCTCGCCCTCTCTTGCTACATCAAGGTGTAGAAATAGAAAACCCCAGATTGTTCGCGCAGCTGGGGTTTTTGCTTTTCACTTATCACTGTTGGCTAAATTGACACCCGCTCTTTCATCCAACCATAAACAAATGACTCGTTAGCCTCTCGACTCTCGGCCAGTTCCAGATAACGCTCACCCTGCGTGCAGTTCAAACCTTTCAGCAAAACATGCTCACCTTCTTTGCCCCGGTGACACAAAAATGCTTTCAGCGCGTTTAAAGTTCGTGGGCCAATACGGCCATCAACGTCCATATCGGGGTAAAGTTTTCCGCGCTGATTAAATACATTTAGCCAGCGTTGAAGCATTCGGGTTGGCACTGATGGCCCCATATTCACGCCGGTATCACACAGCTCGGTGGCAATGTCTGGTGATAGCTCTGCTATCTGGTCAAAGCGTGGCCCTGTCCAGTAATCAGCCTCAAGAATAGCCAGTGCCGTTTCTCTTGGCAGATTACGCATATCGCCCGTATAACCGTGCGCACGAGCCACCTTTTGAGTAATACCCCAGCGGGTCGGGCCGCCTTTATCGTCGGGGTGGTTTACATATCCGCCTTCTTTGCCGAGAATGGCTTCGAAGATGTCATTTTTTGTCATGAGATGCGTCCTCCCGCCAATATGTCACCTTTGCAATATTTCCACCTGCGCCCCATATCGCCAGGCAAAATAACAAATTCAAGAACAACTCTGCCGGGTCAGCAGCGGAATATTGGCCGTAACAGATACGGATAACTATCCACCCCGCGGCCAATATCACCAGATAAGCCAACACAGAATAGAAAAAGCGATAACGCCCTGTCTTCTGACAGAACATCAGACGAACAACGATAAGCAGGCAGACCAGCGCATTAGCGGCCAGTATCCATTTTTGCCACTCCATCAATCCTCCTCCTTCCCATTTGAGTCAGAATTGATGTGATACTTAGACATCACCCGAAGTAAGACGCTGACACAGATAGTGGACGCCACCAAAGCACCAATGGCTGGCGTGACACGAATGGTGACAGGTGGACTAAGTTGATTCAGCCCGGCATTAATCAAGGCAGCAATAATCTCTGATGCGGTATCAGCACAGTAAACCCCGCCAATAAATGAAATCAGTGCAAATAACACCTGTCGCCACAAACGATGTGGACGACTGGAAAGTACATAAAGTGCCGTACCAGCCAGTGAACAAACCACCACGGCTGGGGTTGCCTCCGGAAACATGGCAGCAAAAGTCACCCCTGCCGAAGCAGCAGTCACACCCGCTGACAGCGTTAATGGTTCGTACATGATTTATCCGAAATGAAAATAGACAGAAGAGTGGCAAAAAAAAAAGCCCCACCAAAGTGGGGCGATACATTACAGAGTATAAACTGCCAACTAGCGGAAAAAATATGATGTGGTGCTCGGTACTTATTCCGAAGATGTTCAGGCGCTGGTTAACCTGACATCGGGCCAATCTCAGGTGACATGATGAAAATCTCCAGCATTACCCGCGCAGTTACGCTGACACCACAATCGGCTGGACCATCACCATCAGACGAAGAGGAACTATGCATGGCTAGGTTTTATGGCAATGGCCCATGCGATTGTGCACATCTGTATTTATTATCACAATGGCATAGGTGCTGGAGTGCTATCATCAAGTTAGGCGCAGATTAATTTTAAGTTGCATATCACAGCGCCTATTATTCCAGCACCTATGGCTATTGTGCAGCACACCAAACGCTCCGGGCTATCCCTTCATCGCTGAATGATGTGCTGAGTTGGAGCGGCCAGCGGGAATCGAACCCGCATCTTCAGCTTGGAAGGCTGAGGTAATAGCCATTACACGATGACCGCTTGGTGCCAATTGCCAGACTCGAACTGGCGGCCTACTGATTACGAATCAGTTGCTCTACCACCTGAGCTAAATTGGCTTGGTGGCCCTTACCGATAACCTCAAGTTTGTGATTAAGTAGCCAGAAACCACAAACTCTGGCTAATACGGAAAGAGCCGATACGGTAGTAATTTAGTAATAACAATGACCAATACTGTAAATGTTCCCCTTCTACAGCTATTACTACCGCGGCGGAAATATTACTCAACCGCCAAACACCATTCAATAAGTCAATTGGAAACAAAAAGTTAAATTTGGTTTCCTTTTGTTTCGGTGATCATTGTTTGGTGTATTAAAATAAAAAAACCGTACACTGTCTCATCTACACACGATACACACAAAATATTGATATTAGTGTGTATCGTGTGTATAATTATTTCATCAGTTAACGACATGGAGGATTTTTGAAAAGTTCGGAACTGATAAAACTACTAGAGAAAAATGGTTGGTCATTAGACAGGGTGAAAGGAAGCCATCACCAATTTAGCCACCCTGATTTCTCAATCATCATTACAGTTCCGCACCCGAGGAAAGACTTGAAAACAGGAACACTTCAACAAATCCTCAAAAATGCGAAACTGAAGTAAACAAACAGCCCATAAGGGCAGGAGCCAAACGCTCCAGAAACAACTAAGAGATGCGCCTTACTGGCGCACTCTTTATAGGAGCTAAGTATGTTATATCCAGCTTTTATTGAAATCGACGACGACGGTAGCGCCAGTGGCTGGTTCCCAGATGTAGCAGGATGCTATTTTGCTGGCGACACAATTGAGGAGGCTTACGCCGATGCTCGCTCTGCCATTGACGCTCACTTCGAGCTAACTTGCGAAAAGGGTTTACCGGTTCCCATTGCAACCTCAATGCAGGAGCATATAGCAAAAGATTGCGATGCTTACCAAAATGGCCAGTGGTTACTGGTAGATGTCAATATGGACAAATTTGACGGACGCGCGGAAAGAATCAACGTGACCCTGCCCCATCGTTTATTGACCAGAATCGATAGCATTGTAAAACAAAGCGGCGAATACAGTAGCCGTAGTGCATTTCTCGCAACAGCAGCACGTAACGAATTGCAAAAAACAGGCTGACACTCTTAGCCGCTGGTATTTTACAGCGGCCCTCACGCCCAACCTAGGATTAAAAAACCCGCACAGTGGCGGGTTCGTTGATATTAAGCGATGTGGCTTTGTAACCACTTTAACACGATACAATAGTTTTTGCGTACGCGTTAGTGATTTTCACAACATTTCATAGTATTTTCATATAGTCTTTCTAACTATTTCATCGGGTTAATAATGGGTACACAAGCAAATAAGAAAACTCGTCGAGTAAGGGTTGGTTTTTTCACTGGAAATGGAAGCAAAAGGGACGGCACTTCGGCTGCGAAATTAGCATTTGAACAAATGACTACAGTGACTCCACTTAACTTTCCGATTATTTACACAACAGAGACTCAAAACCGAGGATTAAAACTAGTTATTCTCGAAAAAGACAGCATTCAAAATAGCTATTTTGGCTATATCTCTTGGAGAAGAGATTGCCTTTTACCCTTTATCGAAGATGGTGAAACCGGTAGTGAAAGGACAATTCCTCTCAATGAGAAAGACTCAGTTGTGGAAAGAACATATTTTATTTATTACTTCGAAACAGATCTTTTAGTAATGACTCTAAACCACTTGGGCCCAAAAGTTGGTGATTTTTCGTTTTTGCTATACAACCAAACTGGTATGCACAATATAACATTTGAGGCTATCTGGAAGCAGGAAAGAATGAAAGAACTGTTGGAGGATGGGAATATCCTCCGCAGTTTTGATCTCACGATTGCAGCCCCAAGAGATTTCAATAAATCAAATTATATTTTCGAAAATAGTTTGACTAAAGATATCGTAGACATGGTGGTTGGCATGGGTGGATCTCATTTACGTTTAAATATGCGAGGTCGGATCCGTCCCAAGAAATCTGGTTTCAACTATTTGAAAACATCAGTAACCGATGCAATTAGGGAGCTAATTGAATTGTTCCCCAAGGGTTCTGGGGGGCTTCTTATCAAACGAATTGATGTTACTGAACCATCGAATACAACCCCCAAAAGCCTTCTTGATCAAGTGTTGATTGGTACGAAGACTATCATCGTAAACAGTGGTTACCCTTCTGTTTCTGATATCAGAACAGCGATGATATCTGCTAAAATTGAAAACAAAGACTATTTGGCTCAATATGAGCTTCCCAGTAGCTAGTAACCAGCATTCACATTCAAGGAGGCCATGATGAGAGAACTTGTAGCTCTTCTTTGGAAGGTTATCCTCCTCTTGCTTGTCGCGTTTATTGCTGCAAAATTATTCAAACCAATGAAACACCCCGATGTTCTTACAACCGCTGGGGTACTTTCAACTATCTCAGGTATTTTGTTTGGTTTTGTGCTCGCAGCAATATCTATTTTTAGTAGTGCCAATAGCGATAAAGATGGGACAATAAATGCACTAAAGCGAAACAGGATAATTCCTGCAATAATTAAACGATTATTCTCCACGGGAATAACACTTATAGTTGCTTGTATGTTTCCTTTGATTGCAATGTTCTTACCCGAAGATGTGACTATCTATGAAATGCCTATCGACTTCTTGTTCATTCTGCTTGGATTATCTTCCTTGTTGATTTCCCTTTTCACTTTTGGAAAATGCTGGTACACGCTGCGCAATATTTTCTCACATCTTTAACACCAAGCCCTCATCATGAGGGCTTATGAACAACTAGTAACCTAGATATTCATTTCTGACTTTACGTCTAACATAGACAAGCACCCGCCAATAAACCCCATAGCTGTCTGCAACTCCTTCCTGATCGTGCCATCCGAACACTTCCTTTTCTTCGCTATGGTACGTAAAGAGACACCAATGACAAAATGAGCAATAATCAGCTCATACTCTTCTAACTTATATTTCCGCAACCTCGCTACACACCCATCAATCATAATCCCTTCATCATCATCACACTGAGGACGACATTTTTTCCCATAAGGCAAAAGGCCCTTAAATCCAGCGGCAATTGGTTGCCAATCAACGCCACTATTATTCGCAGCTGCCCACGCTCCCCAACGGTCTAAAACATCATATATATCCCATTCAATCTGTTGCTGTTCCAGCATTAAACTCTTCTTCGCAGGCATCATAGCTTCCCCTCCTTCCGCAAAATCTGCTGAGTACGCATCACTCCTTCTGCATGGAACAAGCGAAGCTCATCGCGGGAGTATTCCGTTTTTATTCGACCATCACAGGCATCGTGACATGCACTACAGGACCACGCGCCTTGGACATCGTCTGGTTTTATGGCGATCCCACAGGTTCCGGCCAAACGGTAATGAGCCAGCACCGTTGTCTCAGGGTTATGATTACAAACGCCAAAAATCCGTATTTGGCATTCTCTGCCTCTGGCCTCTTTACGGAGATTTACCTTCTTCATGCAAACTCCAACAACCGTAATGCCACATCTTCCGCTTCCTGTTGAGTCCGAAAACTGCGATGGAGAATGAAATTCCAAAGCACATTAAAAACGGATTTATAAAGCGACTGGAAAGTATCTTCGTCCATGTTGGCAAAACTAATAGACTTCGGAATGCGCTGGCGTAACCCGTTGGGTAATATCACTTCATCGTAATATCCTGCTTCAACGGTTGCCCAGCCTCGATAAGGTTCGAATGACTTGAGCAAGGCAATGTCTTTTGTGCGGAGTTGACCGACCTTGAGTAGATACTCATCGGCAGCAGCGGTAAGCAATTCACTGTGTTGTTGGCCGGATACTCTGATGAGGTAATTTACAAAACCATCAACAAGCTGGCGTTCCTGAGGCGTAAGCACACCACCGGCTGGAGTCCAGTAGTCATAGCCAAACTGCAAGAGTTTGAAAAAACGTTTGTGGAATTGGTAATTGCGGACACGCCTGAATTCAGCCTGTATCCACTCACCGATTTTAATACGTTGCAGAAAATCGCTGTCCTCGACTGTCGCCGGGGTCAGGATTGTTGGTGCGGATTTTTCTAACTTTAATAACTGCGCCATAACGTCTCCGGTATAGCGCATCAATGTCAGTTACCCAGTTGTTCAGGCTGGAGCAATACATATTTTAAAAAAATGCAAATTCCTGTCAATCAAGCATTTCCTTAACTAACTCTCTGAGAGTATCTGTTGAAACCACTCGGTCATTAAAAGACAATTTTCTAATTAATAGGCATTTCTTTTGAACTGTGATTAAAACTCGCTCACCATTATTGCAATTAAACCCACCAACAATATTACCGTCTTTGCAGCGAATAATGGCATAGCCAACCTTTGGCAACTCTAATATATCCATTAACTATAACCTCACTGCTCATAAAACCATTCGTCCGCACTTTCCCACGTTTCTTGCAGGATGGTTTCAATCCTCTCTCTTTCTGTATCCGTTACCCGAAGTATGGATAGCCCATCTGATGCCGCGCGACGAACTGAAACCAAACATTCCGGAAAATGCACAGACAATCGTTTCGTCAGTTCTGTTTGTAATGCCTGTTCTGCTCCCTTAGGGAGTTTCTTAGTGCGATCAATTGAGACTTCGATTTTCATCGCTTCACCTCACTCGATAGTTAACTGTGTTTTTATACAGTATTATTGCGAGGTTTTTCAAGATCTTTTTTATCGCCGATATAAAACGTAACCAACTATAAGCAATAGCTTTTATTGCTGCTGACTGCTAAAGCGAGACTCTAGAATTTTCCGCTGTTGCTCAAATAACTTTAGCCGTTCCTGACGTTCGGATCGCTCTCGCGCCAAGCGCTCTTGATGCTCTCGTTCACGCTGCTCTCTCGACTGCTGTATGTCAGCCAATAACGCCGAAACGTAGGACTGCACCCTCGCCTGCCCATTTTTTGATGGTTGAACATTACTCACATTTGGAGAGGGCAGATATTTATTGGCTATCGGAGCTGGCAGCAGTCCGGCATTTTGAGCAGTGGTGATCGCTTGAACTCGTTTTTCTGTATCCCACCCCTGCGAAACTCGCCAACAGGGTGATTTGTTTTCTGCTTCAGCGATTGTGACCAATCTCTCGTAAGTCTGGATGAAAGCCATACGAGCCCCCACTTTGTCACCGGACTCAAGTACAGGCAAAGCAACGGCCCATGCTTGCAACATTTCATCAGTCCACACCACCGTGTTTGACTCATCTTGTGCAGGAAGTGACAGCGCCCATGCTTCGTTGGCAGCAGGCCTTGTTTCCGGTTTCTGGATCCGGTCAATAATTGCCTTAAGTGTCAGCTTTCCCACATGTTCTTTGCGAACACGGGCCAATGCTTTGCAAATTTCGTCATAGGGATAATCACTGAGATCATCGACCATCAGCATCACCAACGATGACTTGATTTCATGCCCAAGCGCTTCTGCTGTGACATGCAAACGACTTGATAACTCTTCCTGTTCGAAATCACTCAGCATGCTGCCCCCCATTGGCGGCGCGACGTGCCCGAAGCATTCGAATAGTTTCATCAGCCGCGTTCAGGTTAGTTTGGGTACTGTCGATTTGCTTCGCTCTGGCTGCCGTCATCGTCCTGCCAGTAGCCCATTGCGTGTGCAGTGATTCAGCATCGGCCAGCAAACATCCGACAGGGTGAAGCTTTTGAACGTAAAACGTGTTGTTCACCAAGAGGTAAAATTTAGCGACGTGTGGCGCAGCCTCCATCCCAACTCGTTCCACGAATTGCTTGATCTGACTGCTCACTTTGGCATTTCGTACAGGGTCTACCCCATACCGCTCCCAATACCCGTTTTTGTAGGCCGCCCACGTTTTTCGACAGGCTTCCATCAGAGGTGTTTCCTGCGGTTTTGGTATTGGTGTCGTTGCTCCCGAAGCGGGCGGCTGAGCCGTCACGCAAATATAATTCTCTGTAGTAATCTCTGTAGTATTCTTTGTTGTAATCTCTGTAAGATCGAATCGGGGATTTACCTCTCCGCGAACCAGGGTTTTCCTTGCTCGGGGAGAAGGGTTTTCGGACTTCGCGGGCAAGGGTTTCACCGTTTCCCGAATCAGGGAAACCCCGTTTCGGGAATCTGACAACTTGTTATCAATAATCTCATTCAACCGATCACAATCAACTCGGTAGTACATTTTGTGTTCAAGTCGTTTGTTTGTTTCGATTAAGATACCTCTTGATACAAGCTGCTTACGCGCTGTTTTTTGCTGTTCAATAGTTAGCCCTGTTTCCTCTTGAATCTCTTCCTGGGTTTTCTGAACACCTAATTCAGAATGAGCTTTATCCTGCCAATAAAAAATTTGGCCGAAGAAAATAACGGCATGAGGACTCCCCATGTATTTAACAAGACCAGGGTAGTAAGCTACTGGTCGTCCAAAATCCAGTAATAAATCAGACGGCCGCATTTCCCCTCCCCATCAAAGTTTGTTTATTCGTCGGTAAGCCATCTGTTGGGTTAGGATAAATATCTGGTCGCAATTCATGCGGGGTAACAGCCCAATCCAGCAGTTCGCAGAGAGATAAAACTCTTTCCGATGGAATCCCCCCTTTAAGTAGCCATTTACCCACAGCTTGGGAGCTAATACCAAAATGCTTCCCGATATCAGTTAGAGATATCAGGTTAGTTATTTTGTTTTTTAATGATCTATTCATCTTTACCCTCACATTCAGGATGTGGAGATAAAGTATCATCAAAAACTATTAGTTTCAATGATTCATAACTTATAGTTTTAGTGAGCGATAAAACCTTTGGTTGTAGAATGAGATATGGACAAAATAAATCACCCAATCTTTGCTGAGCGTGTTCAGCAAGTAATGAACGAAAAGGGCTGGTCGTTAGCTGACTTGGCTAAAAAGGTCATGCTTTCGCATACAGCAGTACGCAAATGGGCTACAGGCAACAGCACAGCTAGTGGAGAACGTCTAAAAAGGCTGGCTGCGGTCACAGGAAAACCGGCGCATTGGTTTTTTATGCCCCTTGAGGATGCTCAAAACGAATCTCTGTCCCCATCCAGAGTTCTCGATGAAAAAGAGGAAGCATTACTTTCGCTTTTTAACCAACTTCCCGAAACAGAGAAGTTGAGACTGATCATGCATACGAAGAGCGTGCTTCATGAGATGGATCTCCTGAAAAATGACGTTTATGACATAATCAGCGATATCCATAAGCCTTAACCACCTCCCTCCTGAAATCGGCGCCCATGTGTGGCGCTGTTTTTTTGTTTTAAGTAAAACTTTTTGTTTTACACCTATTGACCAGTAAAACTTTTGGTTTTAATATTCAGCCATCAACAACGAAACCGCATCATTGTCAGGTTCAAGTTCCGCAGCCCAGCGTTAAGGGCAACAGCAAACAGGCAGGACGCCCACGAAGTAGCCGCCAGCGGCGTATGAAGAGCTGGATGATTTGCCGGTAGTGAATAGAGGTTAAAGAAAGATGGATAGCAACGAGTTAAAACATGTAATTACCCTGCTTCTTGAGAATGTTGAGCGTCTACAACAAATTGAACCCAATGCAGGCACTGAGGCCCGCATTTGGTTAGCCAGGAAAGCACTCCTTGATAGCGAAGAACGTTATCGTGGATTCGCCGAATAAGGTTATTTCAGTTTTTGAGCCAAAATATCCCATCTTTTTTGGAGATATGGCCAGTAATCAAGAGAAACAGTAAAGATAATCTCTGAATTCCCCTTGGGGATGAAGGCAGGAGGAAACAATATGCCTTTGCTGACAAGGCTTCTGGCTACATGATTATTAATTTTTTTAATGACCTGACGGTTGGAATGAGCAAGGCAAAAAGAAAGAAGGTATCGCTCTTCATCAGTGAGCTGATCAATAACGCGGTTAATCTTTTTTGCCTTTCCTGAAGCTCGGTGGCTGTCACAAACATCAGGAAGTAACGCTAAAGCAATCTGGAATATGTATTTCAGGATTAACGTGATGGTGAATGCAACAGCAAAACTGCAAATTTGGAGAGCATACGGTATACCGATTTTAGCATTGATTAAATCCCTGAAATTATCAGGGACGAAAATCAATATTACCGACCAGATAACAACTGTGACCATAAATTGCTCAGATGATTTCTCAATAAAGGATTTAGCTAATATCGTAAGACTAGATAACATATAAAATAAAAAATTACTTGTTAAGGGGTTTTTATATATTACCACAGAACTTGTTGTAGGGGTATAACAAGACCACCGCCGCCTGAGGTGGATAAATAAGTCAGGCACTCAAAAAGAAAGGTTCAGGATTCCATCAATTAACAGTGGAATAAATTTGTACAGTATTAACCCCTGAGCCTTTCTCTGTGAGTTACCCAATTAAATATGTGTGAATTCTTATTAATTCGCACAGGGGATTACTACACCTAAAAACCAACAAGTATTACGCCATGGAGTGAGCGACGTAATCACTTCCCAGCCCCGAAGAGGGATCGACTGGCTAAGGAGTTCTTTAAAGTGAATTTATCAAGCGTCTATATAGACGCTTTATTAAATTCATTTGGAGGAATCAATGAATCCACGTTTTGAAGCATTTCTGAGGATTAGTACCAACAATGTTTGGCGCTCCTATTCTGAGCGCAATGCTGCTTATATGGCTTTCATAGCTGATATGAAGTGCAAATACGTAAAACACAATAACCTCGATGAAAACCCAATCGGAGGTGCTTATATATCTGACCATGATGACTTTACTCGGTTTATTTTAAGTGAAGTCAATAAATGACTAAACTACATTTAAATAGTATATACAGAGAGAAACAAACATGAAAAATCCAACAATGAAAATAGAAATCACTTTGACTTGTTTTGGTAATAAATCAGAAATGACCGCCAAAACAACAAGTGAAAATATGGATAATGCATCCCTTCGTACAAAAGCATTCTTTGCACTCTTTAAACAAGCAATAGCCAATAAAAAATTCTTGGAACAGCAACTTAAAAATGCTGAGAAAGCCTCTGCTGCCGCTGCGATACTGGAAGTATTAGCTGATGAAGAGGAATGTAACTGCACTGAATGTCTGAATAAAAAACAAAATAACCCAATTAGCGCTGTCGAAGTTGTCATTCACTGAATGATTCAGTTATTAAAGGCGCAGAGGTTGGTATCCACCACGCCTTTGGTACGTTCCCTATTTTTATGTGAATTATGAGGTTAAAATGAAAAAAGTTAGAGTATCTATTAGTAAGCTTAACGGTTCTGTTGATTTTGAAGTATTTCAGAATGGAAAGCTGCTGTTTAAAGATACCATCTCAGGTAAATGCACTAATGAATACGTTAAGATATATGACGTTGAGTGTTCATCTGAACCATTAACAATTAACCACTCAGACAATATTGAAGCTAAAAGTATAAAGGCTTGTGTTGTTAGTTGATCTTTTTTCTGCAAACGATAATCTTATCTCTGGGTACCCAAAAGGAGAGAGAAATATTTGTAGAAGATGGGTTAAAGCCAGACCCTATTAATATAGGCATGGTATTAGGATGGGGTGTTGTACGTAATAATCCCTGGCATTTAGCTGGAGTATACACTGCCAAAGAATCTGCCGAAGCGGAAGCATTAAAATTAGGTAACCAATACGAAATACATTACGGCTCCCATCGATTGGGAAGTGATGATTTTGTTTGGGATTCTATTTCATAGGTTCGTTTCAATTAAGGCCACCTATTTGGCACCCTTAAACTAATCGTTGTAAGATAATAGCGTCAGACTCTGAGCAGCTATCGACTTAAACCAAAAGTTGTAGCACATTGTTGAAAAATTTATTTGTAATGAGTTATCTTGAACAAGTCGGATCGTGTTCAGTTGTAAGCTTGTAAGTCATAAGTTTGCATGGAGCACCAAAACCCCTCGTTCCTCACCAGTTCGGGGGTTTTTGCTTTCTGACGCTAATAGGTTCACAAATCTACCCGTAATGCTGTCCACCATGATAAACACCAGCGATCAGAACACAGTCACCATCCACAGCAAAAGCGATAACCGTCCGATGTCTAAAATGCGTGACTCGTAATCCCGGACGGATATCATCACGTTTATTACCACGCTCTGGGAATGTTGAAAAACCCTCTAAATATTCCAGAAGAGCGTCAATAAAACCATCAGCGACAATCTGACTGGATTGTTCTGTGATATAGCGATGGAGGTCTACTATTTGTTGCTCTGCTTCAGGCGTAAAAGTGACTCTGTAGTCCATTAAATTTACTTCCCGTTGCGAACAGCAGCGCGAACCTGCTCCAACGAACGTCCCTCGGTAGGATTTTTACGAATAGCATCTAAAGCTGGAGCGGCCGTATTACTGAGCCATGCTTCAACAGCCTTGTCACGTTCATGGAGGGCACGCAGACCTTCGCGAATAACTTCGCTTTCCGATGCATAATCACCGGAAGCAACTCGTGAACGAACCATTTCAGCCATTTCATTAGGCAATGTGATACTGAATTGTTGAGTGGTACGCATAACGTGGACTCGCTGAGTAGGATTGAACACTATTGGATTTTAGCACGGGCTTTGGGTGTTGACGACGATAAGTGTCGGGGTTTATATTTCCCATGCAGCCGCAAAATCGGTTGTCGGGATTGGAACCCCGATGGACACAGAGCGACATAGACGCGCTTGCGTCTTTTTTATTGTCGTAAGGTACGCACACATCTCAATGGTGGGGCGTACAGGGGAGCCGCAAGGCTCGCCGGTTTCTGTGCCCGGTAGTTCCAACCCTGTACGTCTCACCACCAGATGATTGGAACCTGACGGTGGTGATTAGTTCTACTAGCATAGAGAATTATCGCCATGACTAATCAACTCATCCCCGTTTTTGACGGTACTATTTCCAACGAAACTACCCTACTCTGCAATGCTCGTGATTTACATTCTTTCCTTGGTGTAGGTAAACGCTTTGCCTCATGGATTACAGAGCGCATCTCAGAGTATGAATTTGCTGAAAATCAGGACTATATGATTGCTTCCCAAATCCGGGAAGCAAAAGGCCGCGGCGGACATAACCGTAAAGACTACCACCTCACCCTCGATACAGCTAAAGAACTGGCGATGGTTGAGCGTAACGAAAAAGGTCGTCAGATACGCCGGTATTTTATAGAGTGTGAAAAGAAACTGCGCCAACTAGCAACATCCCCCGAACAATCCAAACATAGCAAAGTCCTTCTGCGATTTAGCGGAGAACAACTTATTAGCTCTCAACGTCTACCTGATAATTATTTCATCGGCCCTATAGAAACTTTTATTGAAGTTCTCAAACGAAAAGGCCTGCTCGTCATTAATCCCGACGATCTGAAAAAAATCGCTTACTAATTTATAGTAACAAGGAGTCACCCGTGATTATTTCAATCAGGGGTGGCACCTCTATGGGTGCTACCTCAAAAAACTATCTGCTTTATATCCAACATCACCCTTCTAATTGTTTGAACTCAAATAGCTTTAGACCACCGCACTCTAAAACCTTGTGGCAACAATTTATTGAATTAATTAACCGGAGATTAGAACCATAAATATATGAAAATGGTAAAAGTTAGACCGTATTAGAATTCTAAAGTAAAAAACTTAACTAATTATCCACGCAGCAATCATTAACGAAACAGTCGTAAGAACAATAACAACAATACTAATTAAACGAAGAGCAATATTCATCAACTTCATATTCTAACCACTAAATATATAACAAACGCAACTTTATCAATTTTAAATATATTAAGGATATTACATCATGTTCAAGCCCCGCGATTAATTCAGCTTTTACCATAAAAAATATCAAATTCTCAACAGTGAAATACATGATCTCTAGCAAACATTTGGCTTTAAAAGTGTGAGCACGCGTAGCTAAGGCCGTAAGTCGGAGACTTCCATCATGAGTCTTGGAAGAACAGTAAAAGAAAGCATTGAAAACCGAAAAGAACACATTCTGGATGCCTTGTATTACCGTAGGAAGGGACTAAGAAAAGCAAAACAGTCGTGCTTGAGTCTGGCGAAGCTGGAGCGATTAAACCAGCGCTATTTCTTGGGTGAACAACCATTTTAGGGGGAATTATGCAAACTAAAGCGGTTTACAAAGCAATTGCTGCTGTAGCAAAAGATTTATCAGAAAGCGGTATCGCAAAGAACAGTCGGAATGCTCAGCAAGGATTTCAATTTAGAGGTATAGATGCGGTTTACAACGCCCTATCCCCTGCACTGGTTCGCAATGGATTGGTGATCCTTCCGCGTATTGTTGAGCGAACAGTTTCAGAACGAACAACATTAAAGGGCGCATCACTTTTTTACGTTGTCGTTAAAGCTGAGTTTGATTTTGTCGCAACGGAAGACGGTAGCACTCATACAGTAACAACATTCGGCGAGGCAATGGACTCCGGGGACAAGGCAACAAACAAAGCTATGTCGATAGCCTATAAGTACGCAGCGTTTCAGACATTCTGTATTCCAACGGAGGAAACCGCAGCAGACCCTGACGCAGAAACTCACCACCCAGCACCAAGAACTTGCGACGAGATACTGGCCGATTTCACCGCTCAGGCTGCTGACTGCCAAAACGTTAGTGAATTGCAGTCCATCTATAAAGCCGCGTGGAATGCAATGGCATCGTCAGCAGAACACCAACAGAAATGTATCGATGTATACAAGCTTCGTGCTTCTGAATTGAAAAAAGTGGCATAAACCCAACAGAGGCAAAGTGACAATGACCGAAAGAGAACGAATACTTAAGGAAATTGCTCTTGATGCTTTGAAAGCTTTTGACTGCGCCAAACGAGGCCAATCACATCCCAGAATATATCAACACGGATATGTTTATGCGGGGATGCTGCGCAGAATCAATACCATTACATCAATGAATCCCCCCCTACCTAAATGGATGACTGAGGAAAGAGAATCATCCCGCAGGGAGGCAATATCTGCCTATTTCGCATCACTGCCCGAAAGTAACAGGCAATCATACATCCACACCAGCAATACTTCTGGTCGCGGTGGGTTTGGCGACTAATCCTGAATAGTATAAAACCAATATTTAACCAAAAATATTGAGGTATTTACAATGGCACGAACACAATTATTAAGAGATTGGGCTATAGAAGAATTCGGAGAAAAAGAATGCCCAAGTTATATAACACTACTTTCCTACGCAAAAAATAAAATGATCTACCCGCCTCCCCAAAAAGCTGGCCGCTATTGGCGAGTTGATAAAGGTGCAAGATTTGTAGGCGTGATTGCACAACCCGTTATTACCCCTAAAGATGACCCTCGCTTATTGAGGATATTATCCGATGGCTCGTCCACGAAAATATAATATCAAGACTACTGGCCTATCTTGTTACACCGATGCTCGAAATCAAAAATTATATTGGCGCTATAAACACCCAATCACTGGTACCTCACATGGATTAGGTACTAACGCAGAGGAAGCAAAAGCAATTGCAACCGAAGCAAACAAGCGTCTGGTAGATCAGCAATTACGCAATACTTTAGCTATTAAAGATAAAGTAATCCGAACGCTGGGAGGAAGTATTAGTGTATCAACATGGCTTGACCAGTATTTAAAAATACAGGATGAACGCATTGAAGCAAAAGAAATCACTGAAAATACAGTGAAACAAAAAATCACGCCAATAAAAGCTATGCGTGAAAAATTAGGAATGAAGCCTATTCATGATGTAGATACCAGAGATATCGCAGATATTTTAGATGAGTACAAAAAACGGGGGCATTCAAGAATGGCGCAAGTTGTGAGAACGACACTAATTGATGTATTCAGAGAGGCTCAACACGCAGGCGAAGTTCCACCGGGTTATAACCCCGCCTTAGCGACTAAAAATCCATATAACCGAATTTCAAGAGAACGCTTAAGTCTTGATGAATTCAATTCCATATTATCAGTAATTAATCCCCCTTTCGACTATATGAAAAACGCAATGCTATTAGCACTGATCACTGGACAACGTGAAAGTGATATTTGCAACATGAAATTTTCAGATATCTGGGATGATTTTTTACATGTAGAGCAAAAAAAGACGGGAGCAAAAGTCGCATTTCCTCTGTCGCTAAGATGTAACGCCATAAATATGACTCTTGAAGAAGTCATCGGTATGTGCCGCGATAATATCGTAAGCCCCTTCCTAATCCACTATACGCACAACTCCTCTCATTCAAGGCGTGGAACACAGGTAAAACCAAACACTATGAGTTACAGCTTTAAAAAGATGCGAGACTTATCTGGATTGAAATGGGAAAACGGGACACCACCGAGTTTTCACGAAATACGTTCTTTAGCTGCTCGACTTTACAAAGCACAAAATATGAATGCTAAAGATATCTTGGGTCATAAATCACAAAGTCAGACGGATCGCTATATTGATACTCGGGGTAAAGAGTGGACTATCGTGACAGCTTTGTAG